TAGAGTGCCGCGTTTGCGGCGCGGAAGCCGCGAGTTCGAGTCTCGCCATCCCGACGAACTGGTGGGTGGGCTTAGAGGCAGCCATCCCTTAATAAGTGGGACATCTTGTCGGTTACCACCTCCTTTGTCCGCAAGTTGGCGGGCCGGAAGGAAATCGGTTACCCAGGTTCACAATCTGGATCGTCCCTTTGGCGTAACAGCAAGCCAGTTCACTAAGGCCCTTTAGCTCAGTCGGCACGAGCGTTCCCCTGAAGAGGGAAAGGTCCCCCGTTCGATTCGGGGAGGGGCCACGATACTCAGTACCCCTGCGTCGTTGTGTAAGGTGGCACAGGGGAAGAGAGTATCCGCACCGCTGTAGCCCCTGAATAAGATTAGGGTGTTGACCTGACAGCGAGGCCTCATCGCATCAGGTACTGTCCACAGTCAACAGTGGAATCACATACGTGATGCCGAGGAACGGCGAGTTATCTGGTATAGTACAGTGATCTCGTCAGTTAGCGGATTTAGGATACACATGGTACGCATCCGAAGATCCGGTGAGGTGCCTATCATCAGGAAGAGGCAGATAGGTTAAATGTCGCAGGACCGTTTCCGCGAAGCACAGCCTCGCATGCCCGTGTAGTTCAATGGCAGAACGCCTGCCTTCCAAGCAGGCCATCGGAGTTCGATTCTCCGTGCGGGCTCGAAGGGCGAGCCGGAAGCTCATCGGTTATCCTCATCCAATCTGAGGAGTAGCTTAACAGCGTAGAGCGCCGTCCGTAGGGACGGAGATGTGGGTTCGAGTCTCACCTCAACTATCGGTGTGCATGAAATTTTGTTCGCCCTCCTATTTGACACGGACCACGGGGTATGATACGTTCATATTGCGTGTTCCGAAGCCCTGCGGGCCGGAAGTAGTTGGTTATCTTTGGAAATGACCCAGCTGCGACTAACATTGTCCGCAGGAACAACAAAAGCATAAGCTGAGGGCCGGCGTCAGTCGGTTAACTTTAATCCGTGGGTTGCAGGTTCGATCCCTGTCTCCGCTACTTGTAGCGGAGTAGCTCAATGGCAGAGCAATGGAACTAGTCGGCAGACAACCAACATTGCCCTCAGCACCTTGACACAACAGCATAAACTGAGGGCCGGAAGCTAGTCGGTTATCTGTAAACTGGAGCTATTGGCGCGGGTTCGACTCCCGCCCGCTGTGGCGGTAGTGTAACGGTAGCACGGTAGCCTTGCATTCGGTTAGCGAACTACATTGTCCTCAGACTAACAAAAGCATAGAGAAGCTTGACGGGCCGGATGCAACGATCGGTTATCCTCTGCGGAAGGCGAGGCGCAGGTTCGACTCCTGCCATCCACCCCACATGGTGGATGTAGCTCACGGTAGAGCGCGTAAAAACATCGGTCAGCAATAAATTTGCCCGTCATAAGCCTGATCAAGGTGGGCCGGAAGTGTATCGGTTAACGGATAAATGGTTCGACTCCATTCCACCTTAGGGTGTGCCACACTCTGCTGAGTAGTGTGTGGATGGCAATATTTCGGTGCACACTCCCCTTGCCTATCTTGATCGGGGCGGATAGCATGCCAGTGCCTCATCCGTCCAAACAGTGGTCCTTGCGGGCCGGCTGTAGTCGGTTATCTCTCCTTACACAGTAGAACAAACATCGGTTACAAACATTTGCCCGCAAGCCACATCTGACTATGGGAGGTCAGAAGAATGAACGATCCACTTCGCGCTGTCAACAAGCGCCAGACGCCGCAGTCCGAGGCGGCAGATTCTCGCCAGGTCAAGAACAGCGCCGGCGGGTACACCTTCAAGGTCGGTGATGACGCCCGACTGCACCGCTTCCTCACTCTCGGTACTGTAGGTGGTACCTATTACGTGAAGGAGCATGTGCTCACCAGGCAGAACGCGGATGTCGTGGTCAACTGGGCACAGAATCGCCCACGGGATCTGGTGGACAGTGCTGTAGAGATCAGCCTGGCAGGTCGTGCTCCACGCAACAACCCTGCCCTGTTCTCCATCGTTGCGGCTTCGGCCCTGGCACCTGCGGTCGCTGATCGTCAGTACGCCTTCAACGCCCTGCCTAAGGTTGCTCGCATCGGTACCCATCTATTCCAGTGGGCGGGTTACCGTGAGCAGTTCGGTGGATGGGGCCGAGGTGCTCGCCGTGCGGTGGCCAACTGGTACCTGGACAAGACGCCTGAGCAGGCGGCTTACCAGATCCTGAAGTACCGCCAGCGTGGCAAGACGAAGGACGGCAACAAGACAGTTCCAGGCTGGCGTCAGCTGGACATGCTGCGTATGGCACACCCACGCGCGGATGATCTGTCCACCTACACTCAGCTGTTCCGCTGGGTGCGTGAGTACCAGAGCGGCGCACCTGGCTTGCGGGGGGCGGCTGACCTGTCCAACCTGCCGCTGGTGCAGGCCTTCGTGAAGGCGCAGGCTGCCACTGCGGCAAAGGACTGGGTGCGGATCATCGAGGCTAATCCCTCGATGACCTGGGAAATGCTGCCTGACGCTGCCCTCACTGAGTGCGCTGTGTGGGAGGCGCTCGTGGAGCAGGACATGCCGCAGACGGCGCTCATGCGTCAGCTGTCCCGCATGACCCGTATCGGGCTGCTCAAGCCTGGTGCCCCGATCACCGCCAAGGTAGCGGCCCAGCTATCGGATGCCGCAAGGCTGAAGAAGGGCCGCGTTCACCCAATGAACGTGCTGATCGCTCTGCGTACCTACGCATCAGGACACGGTGACACGGGCAAGAGCGTCTGGACCCCCGTGGCCCAGCTGACCGATGCCCTCGACGCGGCGTTTTACAACGCATTCGCTGCGGTCGAGCCTGCGGGTAAGAGCACGCTGCTTGCCCTGGACGTGTCCGGCTCCATGGGCTGGAGCCCAATGGGCGGTGGCTCGCTGACTCCTCGTGAGGCAAGCGCAGCCCTGGCTCTGGTGACTGCGGCTACCGAGCCGAATACGGTTATCGTCGGGTTCACTTCATCAGGTGGTCTGTACCACTCCCGTCGTTCCTCGGATGGCATCAGCCACCTGAACATCAGCCCACGTCAGCGCCTTGATGACGCGGTACGTGCCATCTCCAACCTGCCGTTTGGCGGGACGGACTGCGCACTGCCGATGATCTGGGCAAAGCAGGAGAAGCTGGAGTTCGACACCATCCAAGTGTATACCGACAGCGAGACATGGGCTGGTCATATCCACCCGCATCAGGCGCTCAGGCAGTACCGTGACTGGCGAGGCGCATCTGTTCGTCAGGCTGTTGTTGGCATGACGGCTACGGACTTTACTATCGCAGATCCCAGTGATATGCTGACAGTAGACGTAGCAGGGTTTGACGCAGCAGTTCCTAAGCTGCTTGCAGACTTCTCCCGAGGGGATGTGTGACAACACAAAATTGCAAGCACCCAGGATGTCCTGACATCAATCGGGGTGGTGGTTATTGCTGGATGCATCGACGCCGTAAAAGGCTGGGACAGGATATGAATGCCCCTAAACGTGCATATCAGCGAACCATCATCCCGCTTGGTGGGCATCAGGTTGGCGAGTTTATTGGAGCTAGAGAGCTGATCGAGTACGGGGGTACAAACTCTGTAGGACATCACTTGTGGTTTTGGCTCTGTCCTGAATGTAAGGAAAAACGAGGACCATCAACAGTGGGCCATCTTGGACGACGAGAACGCTGCAACCAATGTGCAATGGCTCGACAAAATAATCCTCGTTGGCGCGGGTACAAAGAACTTACTGGTGTGTGGCTCTCAGAGTATCGTCACGGTGCTGAAACGCGCAATCTCGCCTGGGATATCACCCCAGAGGACATATGGAGTCAATGGATTCACCAGGATGGGCGATGTGTGTATACTGGGTGGCTTTTGACCCACGGTAAGGATGCATCACTTGACCGTATTAACAGTGCTATTGGATATGTTGCAGGAAATATTCAGTTTGTCCATAAAGATATAAACCGATTGAAGTGGAACTTGGATAATGACTATTTCATGCAACTCTGCCAAGCAGTTGTTATTCACAGCATTAGTGGTAGCAGCCAACTCCCTTCAGAAGTGTGAGGTCGTTTGTGCTAATGATCACATGAGACGCACTGCCAAAATGAATAATTGGTACAAATCAACCCTCGCTAGCTCAGAGGAAGAGCACTCCGCTCTTAACGGAGGGGTCGAGATATCGTAATTCTCGCGGGGGACTTTCGTAGCACTCGGAGGAAAAATGAAGCCAGCGATACTGGTCGATGTGGATGGGGTGCTTAACCCGTTCTT